AGCAAGGTATGAACTCAAGCGCAAACTCTTCAGAGCAGTTGCAAACGTTAATATTCTTGAAGGTATTCGCTTTTACGTATCATTTGCTTGCAGTTTTGCATTTGGCGAACTCAAGCTTATGGAAGGAAGTGCGAAAATCATCTCACTAATTGCAAGAGATGAGAATCAGCATCTTGCCATTACTCAAAATATCATGAAGAAGTGGAGAGAAGGTGATGACCCTGAAATGAAGAGAATCTTCAAAGAAGAGGAGCAATGGTTGATTAGCACATTTGAAAATTGTGTTAATCAAGAAAAACTTTGGGCAGAGTATCTGTTCAAGGACGGATCTATGATTGGTTTGAATGATAAACTGCTTCAGCAGTATGTGGAATGGATTGCCAATCGTAGGATGAAAGCAATCGGACTCAAACCAATTTATGACGTACCCGCAAAGAATAACCCACTCCCCTGGACGGAACATTGGATTTCGTCAAAGGGTCTCCAAGTGGCTCCACAAGAAACTGAAGTTGAATCCTACATCGTCGGAGGAATCAAACAAGACGTTACCGAAGACACCTTCGCAGGATTCTCATTATGATGAATTTGAGGCATTCCGTGAGGATGCCTTAAGAGCATATAGAGAGGCAGCAAAATCAGATGCCTTTTTATTTGGTGACTATGATGGATACGAAGCATATAGAGAGGACTCTTAGGAGTCCTCTTTTTTTATAAATATTCCCATAAAGGGTAATTAAGAAATTAAAATGAAATCTTTATCGCAAGCCGAATACGGAGAAATTAGAGATCTCTACCAAAGCATTTATGCTCCAAAGCAAGTAGATGAAGAAATTGAAGTTTCTGACGAAGAATTGGTAGATATTATCGAAGAAACTGTTATTGAACTTCTGGAAGAAGGATATACTGCCGAAGAGATTGAAGAATCTTTTGATGATGAATTTGTCGATGAGATTCTTATCGAAGCAAAGGTTACTTATGGTAGTGATACTGAAAGTCCTGAAGAGAGACGTGCTCGTGCCAAAGCAAAGGTTGGTGAAAAGAGATCAGCAGCACGTAAAGCAGCAATAAAGAGTGCTCCTGGTAAGGCACTTCGTGCTGCTGCTAGAGGCACTGAGAGGGCAGAGAAGGCAGCAAAGGGTGCTGCAGCAGAAGCAGGTCGTCGTGCTGGAAACGTTGCTGTAAGAGCAAAGGCAGGTGCAACCAGAGCAGCAATGGCAGCTACTGGAGTAAAGGCAACAGATGTTCCTACCAAGTCCGGCAAGGCACGTAAAAATGCTAGTACCTTTGTTGCAGGACGTAAGTCTGACAGAGACTCTGCTAAAAAGGTGATGGGTGATAAGATCAAGTCAAAACTTGGTTCACTCGGATCAAAAGTCAGAGGTGCAGTAGCATCTGCACAAATGAAGAAGAGTGATCCTGATAAGAGCATTAAGTCTAGAATTGGTAAGGCAAGAAGTGGTCTGAAAGGTATGATTGGCAAGGCAGCACGTAAGGTTGCTGACAAAGCAGGTAAAGCAGCATCAAGACTTGGTGAAGAGGTTGAGACCTATGATGTAGTGGTCGAGTTCCTGTGCGATCAGGGCATCGCAGAGAACCTCCAGGAGGCACAATGGATGATGGTCAATGAAGTTGACTCTGAGGACATTGCGACCATTCTAGAGGCATATGGATTGACTGAAGGTTGATATAAAACTTACATAATCTATCAAGGGGGTTGACAACAACCCTCTTTTTTATTAGACTAGGTTTGTCCCGGTTAAAGATAAATAATAGCTCATAAGATTATATGATATGAGTTATGAAAACCCCTGGGTTTTTGAAGGTAGAACTTTTCTATCTGAGGATATTAACGATCTGTACGGTTTTGTCTACAGGATTACTAATATACAATCAGGTAAGAAGTACATCGGTAGAAAGTACTTCTGGTCATTTAGAAAACCACCAGGAAAGAAAAAAAGGGTTAGACAAGAAAGTGATTGGAAGCGGTATTACGGATCTTGTCCGGAATTAAAGGAAGATATAAAAAAGTATGGTAAAGAGATTTTCAGTAGAGAAATACTGAGTCTTCATAAGACCAAAGGTCTTTGTAATTATGAGGAGACTAAGCAATTATTTTTAAATAATGTCTTAAGTGAGTCTCTTGACACAGGAGGTCCTGCGTACTATAATTCCAACATTCTTGGACGCTACATGCGTAAAGACTATGGTAACTTTGGAACAAACGATCAGCTTGACACATGATTGGGCAATCGATAGACTGCACATTCTTTGTGACACAGACACTGATGATTTGTTAGAATTGATTGAAGACGCACATGCACTTCATGCCGAATTTTCTGAGTGGTTAGATCCAGAAGCAGAGGACCATGAAATTTATTCACTTGAATACCTTGGTGAAAATGATTAAAACTCTTTTTGGACTTGGGATCCTTGCAACGATATTCTCCATTCCAGCACCCAAAGAGGTTGCAACAAAACCAAAATATGTTGACATTCCTGTAGTCGAATTTGAAAAGACATGGAAGTGTTTTGATTGTTCTCCTGAAGAGCAATATGTTTTAGAGCAACTTCAAACACATACAAAGATTTCTGATAAAAATGCACTAGCAACTATTCTTGGTAATATCAAACAAGAAAGTAATTTTATTTCTAACATCTGTGAAGGTGGTGCTCGTGTAAATTATGATCAGTGTCATCGTGGTGGTTATGGTTTGATTCAATGGACTTCTATTGGTCGATATCGTGCTCTTGGATCATTTGCCAAAAAGTATAATTGTGATCCAAGCACTCTGAAGTGTCAGACACGTTTCATGATCAATGAAACTACATTTCGAAGATACCTTCCAGAGTTTGAAGGTCGTGGACGTACAGTTGCACAATACATGATTCCTGCCTATTATTGGTTAGGATGGGGCATCAAGGGTAATAGAGAATATTACTCATATAACTATAGTAAGAAACTCACATTGGCATGATCATCAAAAAAATCAAAGAAACACTGGGTCAAGTTTTTTACTCTCCCGAGGCATCGGGAACATGGGGTGACGACATCACTGTTAATATGGATGGTGGTGTTGGAGGATCATGGAAGGTCGAATGTGCCGTTGATGAGGATCCTGTAGAATGTGAGGAATTGCAAGAAAACTTGTATATCGGTATTCCTGCTCCAGCATATCTAGAAGACGATCCTTGGTTTGGACCTGCTCCTATCCGATCTCAAAAGCAGGTTGACTATATGCAACAAGAAACTGAAATCAAACGGAAAGAAAGAGAAGAAAATTTCTCTGTTGAACCTGATGATATTCATCAAAAAATGTATGAGGTTGCTACTAAGAGTCAGAATACAACTCTTGATCTGAATCCTCCTGGTGGATCAGAAAACTTCCAGGAAGGACCTGGTGGTTGGCAATCAGGTAATGGATGGAGTGCTATTAAAAAATGACAGAGGATTGGAGATTTACTGACGAACGTATGCAGTTGAGAGCTGCTGTGTTTCGTGCTTTACAACATCACCTTGACGAGAACTGTAGAGCAGTATATGAGTTTTGCCATGATTGGGTAAGTCAAGGTAATCAAGATACGACCAATGTTGAACTTTATTTTCAGGAGTACTTACGTGATGTTCACCAAGAAAATGTTTGGAAACTTGAGAGTTGCCTTAGCCTCAATCCTAATGAGCAGTTGCTTCCTCGCACCGAGTCTGAGAGCGGAGACCAAGACGACTGATCCAATCACTGAGGAAGAATACTTTACTTCCCATGCAACGGGGTGTATGTTACTTCAAGAATGCACCGACCATGTTCAAGAACTTAAAACAGTTTCTGACCTTAATAAACACGAGGAACTTGCTGATATTGATTATAGTATTGTTGCTGATGAGTTTGACTCTCTCGTCCGATCACTTAATGCGGTCGGAGCTAGAGTTTTTCTAGCAGATATGCGATACTTTCCAGTGGGACATCGTGGTGTCTATCATACTGTAGGCAACAACTTTTTTCTGAATGTTGCTCATATGCATCGTCCTGGTACTATGATGTCAGTAATGCGTCATGAAGGATGGCACGCAGCACAGGATTGTATGGCAGGAACAATCGAGAACAACTTTATTGCTATTATTCATAATCAAGAGGATGTTCCTCGCATGTATCAAGCAATTGCAAAAGATACTTATAAGTCTCAACCAAAAGCAATTCCCTGGGAGAAAGAAGCATACTGGGCAGGACATACTGAAGGTATGACTGCTGCAGCACTTAAGTCTTGTGCTGCAGGAACCATGTGGACTGATTATGATCCTACACCCATGACTCGTGAATGGTTGGTTGAAAATGGATTCCTTCCTAAATAATATCATCCTACACGGAAAAAACACCCAAGAAGAGTTCTGCGAAAGCTCCTTGTATTATAATGGTGAACTCTTTGTTGGATAATCTTTTTCAAGTATGACAAACTTAACAAGAGATGTGTTGATCAAGACCATCGTCGCAAAGGAAATGCAGACATGCGACAGTCCTGATTACACTCAAAAATTAAAGACAACTTATCATAAATGGGAACACGAATCTAGTTCTGTTCTTTGTCAAAAATTTAACCAACTAGAACATACAAACATTACTGTAGATCTACTTCAACCATAAATAGCAGAGCCATGCCTGCTACACATGCCAGAAGAAGTCAAAACTCCTGAGGTAAAGAAGGAAGAACCTAAAAAGAAAGGTCCCCTCGGAAAACTAAAGGAAAAAGCAGAAGACTCTGAAGAACAACTTGCTATCGTTTCCACCTTTGTAAGACTTGGTATTCTTATTTGGTCTGGTGGTATTTTGACTTTGAATTATGTGACCATTCCTGGATTCCCTCAAGGGAAGATCGATCCAACTTTTATCGCCAGTGTCTTTACAGGCGTTTTAGCGACGTTCGGGGTCCAGACTGCCAAAAACAAAAATGGTAATGGTACTAGTGGTCCTACTGGTAGTGTAAGCAAAGCTGATATGGAGAAGTTGATTGAAAGAGCAAGTCAGACTGCCCCTGCTCAAACGATTAGGATTGAGCAAGCACCAATCAAAATCGCAGGACAAAATGATGGAGAACCACCAGTCAAACCGACCATTTAAGTGGGTTCTCCTCACTGTGGGAACACTATTTGGAGTTGCACATATTGGAGTTTTGGGTCATCTGATGAATCGAACTCAGATACCCAAAATTGACTTGCCTTTGAATGACTATAGTTCTTATGTCATTCGTGCAGGTAAGGATGGTTATACGATTGAATATAAAGGTAATGATCCAAAGGTAATGACCACTACCAAAGACATTAGAAAATCTAATGGATTATTTGGTATTGGGGGTAAATCAGAGATTACTACTTATGAGCAATATACTATGGATGGTGCCCGCAACACGGGTGGAGGTGAACTGGGAAAGTTGAGTGCAAAAAGAGAAGAGTGTATAAAGGCGGCAGGTGGTGGAGAATCGACAGGCAAAATAGTCGGTGCTAGTATTGGATCATCCGCAGCATCATTTGTTACTGGTATCCCATATATTGGGTGGGTTGCTGCTGGATGGTTAGCAATGTTGGGTCAAGATACTGGTGGAGAAATTGGTGCGGAAATGGCAACAATGGGGATGGAATGCGATGAATATTGACATAGATATAGAGGATTATACAATTATATTAAATGCTCTTCATTACTACAAGAAGGTAGAAAAGAGGGGTAATTTTCAACAATATGATGCTGAACGCATTAATGCTTTGAGAGACAAACTTGCTCACCAAATCGTATGGAGCAATTCAACAGATTCACACTGACAATAACTGTAGCAATCATAGACTTCCTGTATCAAGGAAGAGATTATCAACGTTTCTGGGTGCTTGAGGAAATTGCTCGGGCACCCTATTTTGCGTTTTTAAGTGTTTTACACTTTAGAGAATCTATGGGGTTACGTGGACCAGAACACATTTATCTAATGGAGGAACATTTTGCTCAAACTCTTAACGAAACAGAACATCTGGAATACATGGAAAGTCGGGATGGTAATCGTTATTGGATCGATCGTTTTTTTGCCAGACATCTCGTACTCATCTACTATTGGGTCAACGTGGTTTATTATTGGGTGGCTCCTCGCTCTGCTTACCACCTCTCCTACGAAGTAGAGATTCATGCTGCAGAAACTTATGGAAAGTATCTTGCTTTGAATGGTCATGATGATAAGATTCTTGAGATCTTAAATGATGAACTGGAACACTCAAGAGAATTGTATGAAGCAATTAAGGTGTTGAAATGACCATAGTTTTTATAATATTTTTTATGGCACTACTAACTATTACTATGGAACTAACATGGCCTGGTAGATACCGTGGATGACAAAGAAAAGGAGAAACAAAAAAGAATAGATCAAATAAGAAAACAGATTCATCCACATGATGATGAACCTGATCCTACTGCTTATATGGGGAACTATAATTTTCCTCAGATGCTTTTTGCTTTTTGCCTTGGTTTTGTGACTATGTTTGTTTTATCTGTTAATGAAATAAACGAATTTAAAGGATGTCCTTTACCCTCATATTTTAATGAACCTAGTCCTAAGACCTCTAAGTGATGTAAATGATGTTACTTGGAGTATTATTATTTCTTTAATAATACTTTTGATAGGTGTTACCTATTGTATTGTCTATATACTCCGTATGGCTTTCGATGAATTGGAAGATGGCGACTCTGAATGAAGTAGCATCAAAAATAACTGAAATTGATGCAAAACAAGATAAAGAAATCGCAGTCTTAACTCATAAGGTTGAAGACTTAGAAAAAACTGTTTCTGAATTTAGAGATAGGATTCGTAAAAATGAGAGATGGATTGCCGGTGCTGGTGCCATCATTAGTGCTGTCGTTACAATAATCGGAATCGCATCAGCATTAGAAGCAAAGGAGGTTAATTATGGGAGCAATGGTTCCACCCAGCAGGAAGTCCTGCTACAACTTTCGAGTGATTGAGATCAATCGTGTTGTTGACGGCGATACTATTGATGTTACCATTGATCTTGGGTTTGACTTATACAAGAAAGAAAGAGTTAGAGTTGCAGGCGTTGATACGCCGGAAAAAAGAACCAGAGACCTAGAAGAAAAGGAGTTGGGAATTGAGGCAACGAATTGGCTCAAGGAGGCACTGGATGGTGCCATTGCTGGGGATGATGATCTTGTTATTCGCACTGAGCTTGTTGGTGGTGTCGGTAAGTACGGTAGACTTCTCGGATGGTTATATATCGGAGATGCAGAACTTTCACTTAACGAGTTGATGATTGAAGAAGGTTATGCCTGGGCATATGATGGAGGAACAAAACAGAAAAACTTCGAAGAACTAAGAGAAATTCGTCGTACCAAAGGTACGTTAATCTAATGCAAAAAGTAATCAATGTACTCGCACTTACGTCTTTTGCTATATCTGGTGCCATCGTTGCTGGTGGTGCTTATGTATATCTTAACAAAGATGCAATGATTGAAAGTGCTAAAGAAAGAATTACGAAGGCTGCAACAGAAGCAATCTCAGAAGCACTTCCTGGAATGTTAGATGCTGCCATGCCTGAGATGCCTGAAGTAACAGGTGGTGCTATTCCTGGTGATGGAGGACTGCCTGGTTTCTGAGAATTCTATGAATGCTGATATATAATGCAGTTATTACATTGGTATGACTGTATCTAAACCTAGAAGAAGAACTAAACCTCAGGGTGATAATAGATTCTTTCTTTATGTAATGTTCTATCACTTCTTCGGTGGACTTGCCGGTATTTTTAAGGATGATTAATGGCAGAAATCCCTGAAATTAAAATACGATCCGTGGATGTTCCACGGGTTCCTGATTACTTAATGGAACCGCCACAAGCAATTCCTAGTTCTGTTCCTGTTACGGTTCAGATAGGATTTCCTGTGGTGGATCTTCCTGGTTGTATTGAGGCACACGAAACAAAGAATCCTAAGAACAATCAAATCGTAGATGATGATAGAAGAGGTGTTTTAACTTTCTGTGATGGACAGATTCCATCTTTCAATCCTATTGATTTTAATGAGGAAGTAGAATTACCAACTCCCAAACCACCTATTCCTCCTTACAAGGCACCAGAAGTCCCAGGAGTGCCAGAGATTCCTAAAGATGCTATACCAAAAAAAGAGAAGGAAGAGGTGCCTTGTCCTGGTCCTAATGCACCTAGGATTGGTGATGTAGCACAGAATAAGAAGGAGAAGGTTTCTGGGTTTGAGTTGCAGACTATAAATGGTCAGCAGATATGTGTGACTCTTTATGAACCAATCCCGTTCACAGAGCAGTATTTACCGGCACCACAAGTCGTAGCATCAACTGCCGGTATTGCTGCTGTAGCAACCACATCTGCTTTGCTGGCAAAACCAGTGGCAGATCTTTTACTTAAGGTAGTAAAACCATTGGTAAAGAAAACAATTAAAAAAATTACTGCTAAGTTGGGTAAAAAACAAAAAGTTTTGAGTGTGTCTGAGAGGAAAGAAGTTCAGAGAGAACTATCTCAGGCAGTTAGAATTATGAAAAATATGAAGAAGTGATTATTTTATAGGACCACCGAGGTCTTCTGCTTTCCTTGATGTTGGAGGAATAGTATGAACGTGTGGTTTGATATGATTTACGTTCTGAACTACAACGTCCGCACATATTTTATAGTAAGGACTTCTTGGATGAAAAGTTATTCCCTCCTTTATAAGTTGTCCGCAATTTTTGAGTCTGGCGATCTCAAAATCCAATCTCTTATTGGCTGCTGCTTGTCTCATCAAATCAATGTTTGCTGCCGCAGCTTCTTTACATTGATCTTGTAAAGTCTTATCTAATGGACTACTCCACGTCATAGAGAAACCAACACTTAAATTGTAATTATCTTTTTGTCCTGTTCTTACCGGAACTTTATATAAAATATCGCCAGGATTGTCTGGAGCACCGTCTCCAATTTCATTTCCTTCATCATCAAAATCTCCTGTCATATCTCTCATGTCATAAACATTATCAAAATACTGATCTTCAAATGGTTTTTGAGCGGATACTGCTCCTGTTACATACGGAGTAAAGTTCATAGTGGGACCTTGACACTGGATCCCTCCGCCGTAAGTATTAGTGATATATGGGCCTTGTAAAACTTGGATTGCCTGATTAGTGACTGAGCCTGAACTATTCGCCACAGGCGCAGCAGTCGCACTTACACCTCCGACTTCCGCACTTGCAGGTAGGGCATTCGCAATACTTGTTAGACATAAGACTACTGGGAGAAGATACTTGTTGTAGTTGTTATACTTTCGACCTCGGTCGTTCTCTGGATAATTGTCTGGTTGCTTAATCCTGGTCCCATGTAAGTTTCCGTGAACTGGAATGCTGCTCCGGGATTTGTTTGTACAAAGGATGGTTTGCTCGTCACTCCTGTCCATGTTGATGTCACTCCGTCAATAGTTACTGTATTTGTTCCAGTTCCAGGTGAAAGATTTCCTGATGCTGTAACTCCACTTCCTGTAGCAGAATATTGATAACCGGTGTTATAATCCATCGAATTGATGGTTTCTACTACTTTAGATTTTGTTTCAGTTGAACTCGTCATTGAGCCCTGTGTGAAGTTTGGTACAACCGGAACGGAAAATGCCGGTTGTACCAACCCATGAACTGCACCAAGAATCAACCCTAAACCGATTGCTTCTTGTAATCTAGTCATTGGTATTTAACCTCAGTCGATCACAGTGATTTCGGAAACGAATTGTCCGATTGCCGTAGATCCTGCACCTCCAGCAGTCACGGTAAGGATATTTGCCGAGGTTACAGTACCGGCAAGATCACCAGCAGTACCAGAAGCATATGAAGTTTGTCCAGTCAGATTACCAACGGTTCCTACACTAGGAGCACTAGTTGGGATCGCATCAGCCTGTGTATAAGATTGACTGAAGGAGAATGCTGCTCCTGGAGTATCTTGAGTTGCTGCAATCGTTCCTGGTGAATAAACACCATTAGTGATAGTACCGGCAGAAACTGTGTTGGCAGTTGTACCGTCCGTAGTATCTATATTTGAACCTGCGATACTGAACGTTGAACCAATTCTAGATGCGGTTGTTCTTGCAGCATCAACAGAGAGTTGAACACTTGCTGCATGTTTACTAACAAGACCACCAGCATAAACAGGTGTCGTCATCAAAAGCATACCAAAAGCAATCAGAGCTTTTTTCATTATTTGCGATTCGCAATTTGAAATTATTTAGCATTTACATTTTTATAAATAAATCACCACGTATTGAATTTAACAATGGATGAGCAACAACAACATCTTTCGCAATTGATTGAACAAAGATCTAATCTTTCAAAAGAATTGGAGAATATTCAAGGACAGTCTGCAAGAACTAGAGAAATCTTGTTTAAAACCCAAGGTGCAATCGAGTATCTGGAAGCAGTAGGAGTTGTATTACCAGAACCTGAAGTCACCGAGGAAGTTGCCGAAGAGGTTGCTGAAGAAGCACCTGCAAAGAAAGCATCAAAGAAAGGTTGACGTACAGACCCAGAGGGTCTATAATAACTGAGTTGAGAGGCAAGACACAGATAAGAGGGAACGACAAACTGTTCCCCGCCTCTCTCCGTCTAGGGCACGTAGCATAATGGATAATGCCCCGCTCTTCTAAAGCGTCGATTGGGGGTTCGAGTCCCTCCGTGCCTGTTGGAGACTTTATGTTTCCTTATTCCACAATAGCTCAGCGGTAGAGTCGGTGACTGTTAATCACTTGGTCCCTGGTTCGAATCCAGGTTGTGGAGCCGCCACCGTAGCATAACGGTGATGCAGTGCTCTTGTAAAGCAAAGATTGCTGGTTCGAATCCAGTCGGTGGCTTGACGAAATTTTAGATTTCGTTTATGATACTTCAGTCCGTGTGAAGGAATCAAAAGGTATAGTAAACTAAATAAATTTACTATATCCACTGTGCTATGCCTCATAAAAACATCGATGAACGAAGACGTTATCAATCCGAATACAAAAAGGATTATCAAAAACGTTCAGACGTAAAGGAGAAACGTAAACTCTTACGTGAACAACGTGTGGAAAGAAACAAAAAATTTGTTTTAGAACATATGACTCCTTGCATCGAATGCGGTGAGGCAGATCCTGTTGTAATAGATTTTCATCATCTGAATGCAACAGAAAAAGAAGATGGTATTTCGAAACTTATTTGGAATAATTCTTCTTTGGGTAAAATTAAAACAGAGATTGACAAATGTGTTTGTCTGTGTTCTAATTGTCATCGTAGAGTTCACGCTGGAACTCTACAACTGCGGGTGTAACTCAACGGTAGAGTCACAGCCTTCCAAGCTGTTGGTTGCGTGTTCGAATCACGTCACCCGCTTTCTGGTTAACCGTAAAACCAGAATTTATACTTAGTATAAATACTTAACCTTTTGTCATATTGCAACAAAAGGTAACAACAGGGAAATGTCGATTCCCTTTTCATCTGCGGGTAAACATTCCGCAAGTAAA